ATGTCCCTCAATAAATCCCAGCAACGCGAACTCGACAAAGTCATCGCCTATATGCCCGTTCTGGGCGCCGACTTCGCGGCCCGCGCCATCAGCGCCCTGCACCGCGCCGCCCCGAAAGCCTCGCAGCAGCGCGAACTCCATGCCGCGGCCGTCGCGCACGGCCTGGACCGCAGTGCCGAGTGGATCGTGTAGGCGACGGCGCCCCCGGGCGCCCACCAGGGCGCTCGGCCCAGCCGCCCAGCCGCTCGACGCCGACGCGCCGACGCGCCGACGCCCCCCCGGAGAGGGCCGAGCGATCCGGTGTGCTTGAACGGTGGACCCGCCCGAAATTTTTTTTATTTCCCGCGCCCTCCATTACAATGTGACACAGGGGGTGACAAATGCAACAGATGAAGTACACGCCTGCGGAAGAGCAGGAATTGATGGCGCGGCTTTGGGCGCCGTTGTTAAGGGATGACCCGGAGGCGTTTGTGATGTTTGCGTTTCCCTGGGGGGAGGAGGGCAAGCCTTTGGCGCGTCACAAGGGGCCGAGGGTGTGGCAGAGGAAGGTGTTGAGGCAGATGGCTGAGCACATCAAGGCGAACCGGACGCGGGAGGCTTTTGAGGTGTTTCGGATGTCTGTGGCGTCTGGGAGGGGGATTGGCAAGTCGGCGTTGGTGAGTTGGTTGGTGTTGTGGATGTTGAGCACGAGGATTGGCGCGAGTGTGATTGTGAGTGCCAACTCGGAGGCGCAGTTGCGGTCGATAACGTGGTCGGAGATCACGAAGTGGCTGGCCATGTTGATCAACAGCCATTGGTTTGAGGTGAGTGCGACGCGGGTGATGCCTGCGAAGTGGCTGACGGATTTGGTGGAGGAGGATTTGAAGAAGGGGACGCGGTATTGGGGTGCGGAGGGGAGGTTGTGGTCAGAGGAAAACCCGGATGCGTATGCGGGTTTGCACAATGATGATGGTGTGATGTTGGTGTTTGATGAGGCGTCGGGGATTCCGGATGCGATCTGGGATGTGGCGCAGGGGTTCTTTACGGAGAACACGCCGCACAGGTTCTGGTGTGCGTTCAGCAACCCGAGGAGGAATTCGGGGTATTTCTTTGAGTGCTTTCATGGGAAGCGGGATTTCTGGCGCACGTTCAACATAGATGCGCGGCAGGTGGAGGGGACGGACAAGGCGGTGTATGAGCAGATCATTGCCGAGTATGGGGAGGACAGCTTCCAGGCGCGGGTTGAGGTGTATGGGGAGTTTCCGAGTGCTGGGGATGATCAGTTCATCGCGCCGAGTCTGGTGGATGCGGCGATGGCCAGGGTGCAGTACAAGGATGAGGAGGCTGGGGTGGTGTTGGGGGTGGACCCGGCGCGGGGAGGGATGGACAGTACGGTGATTGTGGTGAGGAAGGGCCGGGATCTGGTGGAGGTGAGGCGGTTCAGGGGGGATGACACGATGACCACGGTGGGTCATGTGATTGATGCGATTGAGGAGTTCCGGCCGGTGTTGACGGTGATTGATGAGGGTGGGTTGGGCTATGGGGTGCTGGACAGATTGGTGGAGCAGCGGTATAAGGTGCGAGGGGTGAACTTTGGCTGGAAGTCGCGCTCTCCTGCGATGTGGGGCAACAAGCGAGCGGAGATGTGGGGGGCGATGCGGGAGTGGCTGCGCTCGGCCAGTGTTCCGAAGGATCGGCAGTTGAAAGTGGATCTGACGGGGCCGAGGGTGAAGCCGGATTCGAGTGGGACGATCTTTCTTGAGAGCAAGAAGGACATGAAGGCGCGAGGGTTGGCCAGTCCGGATGCGGCCGATGCGTTGGCTGTGACGTTTGCGTACCCGGTGGCCACGAGGCAGGCGCGTGACCCTGTCCGTCGCTTGACCATGCCGCAACGGGGTGGTGTCTCAACGTCCTGGATGGGGTCGTGATGGCCACAAAGCCCGGCCTGTACGCCAACATCCACGCCAAGCGCGAGCGCATCAAGGCTGGAAGTGGTGAGAAAATGCGAAAGCCTGGTGCTGCGGGTGCGCCGACGGCCAAGGACTTCAAAGAGTCTGCCAAGACGGCCAGGAAAGGGAAATGACCATGCCTTTGGTGAAATCGGCCTCTCCTGCGGCCTTCCGGAAGAACGTCAAGGCTGAAATGGCGGCTGGAAAGCCTCAGAAGCAGGCGGTGGCCGTCGCCTACTCGGTCAAGCGCGAGGCTCAGAAGTCGCCTTCCAAGGGCAAAAAATGAGCAAAAAGGACGTTCTGGAGACGATGCGCCATCGGTTGCAGATGGCGTTGAGTGCTTACAGCGACAGCCGAGAAGATGAGTTGGATGACCTGCGTTTCATGGCAGGAAGCCCGGACAATCAGTACCAGTGGCCGGCTGATGTGCTGGCTACGAGGGGCTCGATCCAAGGTCAGACCATCAATGCGCGGCCGTGCCTGACGATCAACAAGCTGCCGCAGCACGTTCGTCAGGTTACGAACGATCAACGCCAGAATCGGCCTGCCGGGAAGGTCATTCCGGTCGATTCGCAGGCCGATCCCGAGATGGCCGAGATTTTCGAGGGGATGGTCCGGCATATCGAGTACATCAGCGATGCTGATGTGGCGTATGACACGGCCTGCGACAACCAGGTCACGTTTGGCGAGGGCTACATCCGCATTCTGACCGAGTATTGCGACGAGAACACGTTCGATCAGGACATCAAGATTGGGCGGGTGCGCAATTCGTTCAGCGTGTACATGGACCCGACGATTCAAGACCCGTGTGGGGCGGATGCCAAGTGGTGTTTCATCACCGAGGACATCTCCAGGGATGAGTACGGGCGGCTTTTTCCGGATGCTGCGCCGATCACGACGATTCAGGCGCAGGGGGTGGGTGATCAGTCGTTGGCCATGTGGTTCAACGAGACGCTGATCCGGATTGCCGAGTATTTCTACATCGAGGAGTCGCTTCAGACGCTGAATATGTACCCTGGTGGGGTGACAGCGTTTCAGGGTTCGCCCGAGGCCAAGCAGTTGGAGATGATGGGCTTGCAGCCGGTGCGGACCCGCAGGGCCAACCGCAAGCAGGTCAAGTGGATCAAGACCAATGGGTACGAGATTCTTGAGGAGAGCGATTGGGCGGGCAAGCATATCCCGGTCGTGCGGGTGATTGGCAACGAGTTTGAGATTGACGGGCGGGTGTACGTCTCGGGCCTTGTGCGCAATGCCAAGGATGCGCAGCGGATGTACAACTATTGGGTGAGCCAAGAGGCCGAGATGCTGGCTCTTGCGCCCAAAGCGCCGTTTATCGGGTATGGCGGGCAGTTTGAGGGCTATGAGCATCAGTGGAAGACTGCCAACACGACCAACTGGCCGTATCTGGAGGTCAACCCGGATGTGACGGATGGGAACGGATCGACGTTGCCGTTACCGCAGCGGGCGATGCCCCCGATGGCCCAGCAGGGTCTGATTGCGGCCAAGATGGGTGCGGCCGACGACATCAAGGCCACGACGGGTCAGTATGACTCCAGCATTGGCGCGACCAGCAACGAGCGGTCGGGCAAGGCGATTCTGGCGAGGGAGCGGCAGGGTGATACGGGGACGTATCACTTCGTGGACAACCTGGCGCGGGCGGTGCGGTATGTGACGCGACAGATTGTGGACCTGATCCCCAAGATCTATGACACGCAGCGGGTGGCGCGGATCATTGGTCTGGACGGGGAGACCAAGATGGTCCAGATTGACCCGAACCAGCCGATGCCGGTGCGCAAGATCCAGGATCAGAGCGGGGTGGTGGTTCAGAAGATCTACAACCCGAGCGTTGGCAAGTATGACGTACGGGTCACGACGGGTCCGAACTACATGACCAAGCGCCAGGAGTCGATGGAGGCGATGGCGCAGATTCTTCAGGGCAATCCGAACCTGTGGGCGGTGGCGGGCGATCTGTTCGTCAAGAACATGGATTGGCCTGGTGCGCAGGAGATGGCTGCGCGACTGGCGCGGACTATTGATCCCAAGCTGCTGGAGGATGAGGACGACTCGCCGGCCTTGCAGGCTGCGAACCAGCAGATTCAGGCGATGGGCCAGGAGATGAACCAGTTGCATCAGATGCTGATGCAGGTCAATCAGTCGATGGAAGCCCAAGAGTTGCGCATCAAGGAGTATGATGCGGAAACCAAGCGCATCGCTACGGTTCAGAAGGCCATGCAGCCTGAGCAAGTGCAGGAAATT